CTCTTTCGAGTTGGATAGAGGCTGCTGCTTTTGCTTTAGCGATTTCGATGTCGTTAATTGCTTTGGCTCTGTCTGTTTCGATCTGTGCCTGTGCCTGTTGCATCATCATATCTAACGCAGGGTTAGGTTGCTGTTGCTGTGGCTGTGGCTGAGACAACTGTTGGTCTAGCTCTGGTGGAATCTCCTTGAAGAACTCCATTGAGTCTTTATACCCTGCTGCCTCGATAAACTTACCAAGTGTATTGCGATACTGACCTACGCTTACTAACGGATTAGCAAAGCCTTGAGTCTGTAGGATCTGCTCTTGTTTCTGCATAACCATCGCTGCCATAGCCATCTTCTGATCTTGGCTACCTGTGCCTAGACCTACATTGACTGTTACATCGTAGTTGTTCTTCCACTCTCTAGGGTCGATAGAGACATACTTGCCTCGTAAACGAATGACCCTTGGCTTGTCCTGATACTTTAGGATCAAGTGGAAAATACCTGCAAATAAGTCTTTTACACCTGTATCGGCAAAGATTCTAGCAATCATCTCTATACGACCAGAGCCTGCTTGTTGCATTGCTGCAATCGCTGTGGCTGTGGTATTTTGTAGAATGTTAGGATCAATACCTTGGCTTGTAGAAGTAACACCTGAACGCTTCTGCAATACCTGATCCATGTAATCGAGCATTGGGAACGACTGTGATGCTGTTGCTGGTACAGATAATGGTTGAACTGCACCCTGAGACTTAATCCGCACTACACCGCCTGGTGATGTGGTTAGTAGGTCATCTAGGTTTACTTGTCCATCTAGGGCTGTAACCCTAGGCATATTGGTTAGGTACAGGTTATCTAGGATCTGACGAGTAATCGTAGACTTGATAAGCTGTATGTCCATTGCTCTGTCGGCTAGACTCTGCCCAAAGAACTTGTGTGGCATAGGAATCGGGCAGATGCTTGCAAAAGGAATGTGATCTGTTTCCTCGTTGTCAATAATCTGATCGCCTGCATAGACTACCTTGCGGAGTTCTGCAATCCCATCACCATCAAAGTCGGTACGAATATAGCACTCAAACAACTCTACTTCTTGCATCGTAAAGTCTAGGCTTTGTGTCTCGTCTGGCATCTCGCCTGCGCTGTACCTAGCTACTCTTTCAGGAGTGTAAGTAAGGTCGTTATACGCTGGCATCTTGTCCACTTTGTCTTGTGGATAGCCCATAGCAATTAAGTCTGAACGAGTCTTGACTGTGCGATGTGCAACAAATCGTGCATTTTTGATGCTCTTATCGCGCTTGGCGATTAAGAACTCCTCTGGTGGCACATTCTCTACACAGACCTTGCCAACTTCTTTTTTCTTCTTGATGACTACATTGTAAGAAAGGATAGGCATACCCATTGGGTCTATGCCGACTTCCTCGGTCTCTTGGCTGATTAACTCCATCTCGCCATCAGCAAACAGAAGTGTTAGTTCTTCTGCGTTCAGACCTTTGTATTCTTCTTTAGTAGGATCTTCGCTATCCTCCCACCAATACTTAACAATTCCATTCTTTTGTAGAAGTGCATCCTTCATCCAGTTATGTAGGATGATGACACCATCGTTATCGTTAAAGAACACATAGTTCGTAAGTTCGGTAGCTTGCTTGGCGAACTCCTCGTCTCCTGGCATCCTTGGCTCGAACCGACCTAATTCGTCTGATCCAGCAAAGATACGCATTAACTGAGGTAAAGCACCATCTACGACCTCGGCTACTTCGCCTGTTACGATCTTAGAACGACCATCTACCTCGTTGCCATACTCGTAACGATTGTAGTAGTTGATCGCCTTTGTGCGTTGTTCTACTGTCTCGGTCTCTACATAGCCGATAGAATCGTCTATCTCTGCTTCGAGAATGACCTTTAGTTTTTGTTCATCCATTTATACGATCCATGAAGTTTTTACTGTTATCGGTTGCGACCAAGTAGTGTTTTGTTCCATTCCTAATGCTAGATACCTAAACGAGTCTGATCCATGACTTGCCCAGTCGTGCATTGGCTTGTCAAAAAAGACATTACGCTTTTCATCGTAATCGCGCCTATAGTTCCTAAGACAGTCTAGCCCTTGCTTTACCTGTGGCATATTGAACCAACATCTCGGTAGGAGTCTACGGACTGCCTGAATACCATCATCTACAGAAAGTCTTGGCAGAACCCGAACATCTAGTCCAGCTTCTCTCAACACTTCCAATCTGCTCTTACCTGTGCCTAGTTCTCTTACTTCTACATCGTGTGGTAGGAGTTGCTCTGCTTTCTCCCACTTGTTATCTTTTAGCCAGTTGACATACCAATCGAGTCCTTGACCATGATTCTCTACATAGTCTAGTAGTCTTACTTCTTGTCCTGTTGCTTGTGCCACCCACAACGCTGTGCTATCACCCATGCCCAAATCCCAAGCCACATAAGTTCTACAGAGATCATCTCTCGTAATGTCGCAAAGCCTACCTTTTTCTTCGAGGTCGTTGATGAGTTTGCCATAGTAACTTCCCTCTACTGCTGCGTTAAAACTACATTCGAACTCTTGGTTGTACTTATCGTCTCCCATTTCTTTTCTGGCAGACCATAACTCTTGTTCATCTAGTAGCTTTGTTTCGCTTGCCTTGAACTGTAATGCACTCCATCCTTCTTCTTTCCCTGCTCTGTCAAACAAGTCCTTGAAGTGGTTGTTTCCCTTGGGTGTGCCGATAAACAAGCACGACCCTTTTCTATCTGCAAGAGCCGGTCTGATGATCTCATTCCAAATCTTAGGATTTTGATCGCCAATTTCGTCTAGCACTACAGAGTCGAAATATTGCCCGCGCAAGGAGTCTGGGTTATCAGAGCCATAAAGTTGGATTCTCCTTCCGTAAAAATCTACTCTTAACTCCGCTATATTGGCTACTGCTTCTAGTGGTCTTACAAACTCTGTAAGGTAATCCCAAGCCACCCTTTTAGCCTGGCTATATGTTGGCGCGATATACGCATACCTAGGATTAGGCTTGTCGTTTTTCATAGCACTCTTAATAAGCTGATTAAGTGCTGCGACTGTCTTGCCCATCCTACGATGTGCCACACCAACTACAAAGCGATGTTTATCCAACGCATCGTGAATTAACTTTTGCGGCTCTCTTGGCTTGTAGGGTATGGTTACTACTCTAACCACTTGACACCAACTTCACCAGAGTGTTCTATAGCGTTTGTTTCTTTCCAATTAGCCCTAGTCTTTAACCAAAAGATAGCAGCAGCCGTATTGCCGTTCTTAGCCTGTTGGAATAGCGTCTGACCAATGGAAGCATTAGCATCTATACGACCATCCTCTAAATCCTTCTTGTAATGCTTTACTAGCGTATCGTCTGATATGTCTAACTTGCCAGCAATATCTACATACTTAATCCCTACAGCACTAAGGCTTCGGACTAACTTTCTAGTTTCTTCGGTAGGGATATGTTCTACACCTTGCATATCATTCCTTTTCTAACTCCGAAAGTACAGCCTTTTTGCCTGTAAATTGCTCCCAACGAGCCACAATAACATCACAAAATTTAGGGTCAAATTCCATAATAAATGCTTGTAATCCATGCTTTTCGGCAGCAATTAAAGTTGACCCCGACCCACCAAAATAATCAGCAATAGTTTTGGCTGACACATTAAATCGTTTAATAATCCATTCCATCAAAGATACAGGCTTTTGTGTTGGATGAACCCGATTGGTCTTTTCCGATGCTTGGGTAAATTGACGAACAACACTTCTAAAGTTTGCCCATGCCAATTCACAGTCAGTTTGGTCGGATTGACCATTATTTTTATCCCATACCAACCAACATTCGCTGTCAGGCAATACGGAACAGTAATAATTTGCACCCCACCATATCTGTTTGGCATCAGGATATAAGCCATAAATAAGGTTAAATGCGTCTTTAGCCACATCAGGGTTATCGTCACCCATAATGTCTGTGCCGTAGTTTGCCTTTAACACAGACGATTTACTTACAGCGTTCATGCCATATGGAGGGTCTGTGTGTATTAAATCAGGGTAAACACCAATCATCAGTTTATCTACATCGCTTAAATTTGTAGAATCACCGCACATAAGCCTGTGATTGCCTAATATGTAGATGTCCCCTAGCTTTGTCTTAGGCTCGTCTGGCACATCAGGCACAGCATCTTCATCCGTTAGTCCTTCTGTTTCCTCTATAGGGTTTAACAGGGCATCTAGCTCATCTGGATCAAAACCTAACAAGGAAAGGTCTATATCGTCTTTTAAGTCTTGCAACTCTAGCGACAGCATAGATGTATCCCACCCTGAATTGAGTGCGATTCTATTGTCTGCCAAAACATAGGCTTTTCTTTGTGATTCTGTAAGATGGTTTAGTTCTACAACTGGCACTTTATCCATGCCTAGTTTTCTTGCTGCCATGAGCCTTCCATGACCAGCTATAACTGAGTTATCTTTATCTACAAGTACAGGGTTGTTAAACCCAAACTCTTTTATAGATCCTGCTATCTGCGCCACTTGCTCGTCTGAGTGTGTTCTTGCGTTTTTAGCATAAGGAATCAGTTTGTCTACAGATTCCCATTTAATTTGTTTTGCGCCTAACATTCCATGCCTTTCGGGTTGATGGTTGATGTCGAAGGTTTCTATTCTACAGTATTTTCACCACTTAACTTTGTCTGCCCAGTACGCTCGTGTTGATTCTATATAGGTTTAGGGTAATCCTAAGCATCTTCGCTTTTTTTAATGTTGATTTACTGCTATATAGTTAGTGGTTGAAAAAAATTCATCGCTCTCTTTATAACGGCTTATCTTTTCCGCTCCAAATGGTGTGATGCGATAAATCTCAAAATGTTGTTCTTTGAAGTAATACCAAAAATCTTGAAAATATGTTCTTGTATCAATATTACATCCACCAAACTCAAACTGAATAGCTTTAGTAGCTTGTGATGCTTTTCCAAAACCTTTTAATGCTGTTAGTTCGTGCCCTTCAATATCAATCTTTAGCAAATCAATCTTTCGACTTTTAAGCTCTGTATTCCAGTAGTCCTCAAATCGAATAGTGTTGATTGTCTCTGTTGTGTCAAAAGGTATATTAAAGTGATCAAGTTTTCGCTGTACAAGACTACCCAATCCAGAGCCTGGCTCATTTGAAAAAAGAGTCGCAGAACCAGATGTATCAGATAACGCAAAAGGAACAACTTTCACCAACCGATCGCTTTGAAAGCGAGAATTTAGTTTTATTATATTGGTTGAGCTGGGTTCAAATATATGTATTTCTAATGTAGGATTTATTTTCCTCAACTCTGCCGTATAGTTTCCAACATTACCCCCGATATCTACCGCAAGTGTAGGTGCAGCTTTTACAAAACTTTGGAGAAGTTTTACCTCCTGCTCCATCGTTGCTGTTCCATAACCCTTTCCCTGCCCATAAGCCGCTGTTCTTTCAATGAGATTTAATTGTTCATAAAATTTTTGTGGGCTTGCCATATTTATTCTTTATTTATTACCATTTAACTTTGTCTGCCCAAAATGCAGCACTCATTTTGCCCTTGGCTATGTTCTTAGCGTGTCTTGCCTTAAATGACTTTCTTCTTGCCTTGTCAGCTTGCGACTCACCTTCTCTTGGTGGGCTACCTGTCATTCCTTGCTGACCAAATCGTATGGTCTTTACCTTATCGCCTTCTTTTGCCACGACTACATGGCTTTTAGTAGGGTGGCTAGGTGTCTTTTTGGGTTTATTAAATCCCGCTACACCGATTCTTTCCAATACTCCGGCAGCCTCTCGGATTTTCACTTCTTGACTCGCATAGACTTACCGGCTTCCGACATAGCGATTGCAATCGCCTGCTTGGGGTTCTTAACGACCTTACCGCCCTTGCCAGAATGTAGCTTTCCTTCTTTGTACTCGCCCATTACTTTACCGATTTTTTTCTGTGCTTTGTTCATAGAGATCCTCTAGGTTATATTTGCACCATAACAAAGGTGCTTCTTCTCCATCTGCCATGCCTCTTGCGATATGCTGTTCTATGGAAACAACTGTAGCACCTAGTGTGCTAAGTCCATCTACCATATCAGGGTAAACCCTATGCTTAAATCGTTCTGCGTTTGCCTTGCTTGCCTCGGACTCTCCGTTGGCATCGTAGCCATTAGAATCGTGATCTAGGGCGATAAAAGTACCATCCTTGTACCCTAGGGGTATCCCGACTGATTCGAGCCTCTTAGCGAGGTCTGTGTCCTCGTAACCCCATCCCCAATAAGTATTGGAATATCCGTTACAGGCTTCAAAATGCCACTTACGCATGACTGCAACTGCTGCTAATCCGTAGCGTTGGGCGATTACTGCTCTGTCTGTGCCATGCCCTACTGGTCGTTTATCCAGTCCATACCAGACTATTCTGCTTGGTAGGCTAGGCTCGCTGTAGTCTGCCCACATTGGTAGGTAATCTACATCGTTAAAACACACATAGTCAATCATGCCTGCACAAGCTGCGTAAGCGTGATTGAGTATTGCGCCTTTGTTAAAAGGTAGATCATCGTCTTGTTCGGCTAGAACAAACAAGGGTTCTATGTCGGTATTTCTACGAAAGAATGAGACTGTATGAGGTAGCATCTTTTTTAGATGCTCCTCTCTGTCTCGGTAGGGGATTATTATCCCTAATCTCAAGATTTCTTTTTGTAAGGTTTAGCAGTTTTAGCTGCTTGTTTAAAGTCTGCTGCGGAAGGTGCTGCTTTGCTACCAGGCTTATTCATCTTCTCGCCTGATCCTGCCTTGATCCGTTTTCTTTTTGCTGCGATATTGCTGTAGAGACCCTGTTTCATTCTTCCTCCTCGTATTCTTCTTCCTCACCGACAGCTTCCCAAGCCTGACAGCCATTCTCATCGGCACATACAAAGTCGAATATAGCACAATGACCCATGCCTTTACCAACTCCGCACTTGGTCATTTCTTCGCCTGTTTCGTAGTATTCGCAGGCTTTGCACTTACCTTCGCCATCCTTACGCGCACCATAGTTGGCGGTCAAGATAGCCTTTTTCTTGTTGCCTTTATTAATATCGGCATCCATTGTAGAGAGTGGGCAAGACTCGGTATCGGACTCTAATAGACCACCCTCGGACTTCTCAGCCATCTTAGGCTCTTTGCCTAGCAGACCGATCATTATTGACATACCTTTTTCTTTCATATCGCACCCAAAAAAAAGCCCTATTTCTAGGGCTATGAAGAAGAATCACTAAATTCTGGGTGCAATGACCCAAGCAAATTATAAAACATTTTTAGGCTTTCTACAATCAAAACAAACAAACTTTTCATAAAGTCCTAAGTTATAAACTTTAAAGTATCCATACCGAGTGGTTTTACTCTGTTGGCATTTTGAGCAAATCCGCATAGTGATTACTTCTGGTTCTCTTGTCGAGTTGGTCTTGGAGTCGTTTTTTAGCATTTTGTAGGTCGGTTTCAAATCGTTTTGTAGATATTCTTAATGTATGGGCTAGTTGATTCTGACTAGCGTATGGGTGGCTTATATAGCGAGCCTTAAGCATCTTTCTAAGTTCTAAGGGTAAACCCTTAACTGCTTGTTCGATTAGCTCTCCATCTTGGTTGTCGGGTTCGTAGTGTGGTTCTTCGGGTGCGTAAAGATTGCCAAGTTCGGGAATGTAGTTCTTTTCGAATGATCGACAAGTAGAGTCTGGCTGTGGAATAACTGATCCAGAGACATACCAAGCCCAGTTTTTCAAGCGGTTTTCTAGTGTCATTCACATTCCTGTATTTAATGGACTGTATAATTGTAACTATTTTCTTAATGGTTTCAACTATATATGAAAAATCAGTACGGACATTACTTGACCGACCAAGAGTTTGCCGACAAATGGAAACAGTTTCCTAGTCCAATGCTGATGGCAAACGA